TTTTATACTTTTTATACTTTTTATACTTTTTATACTTTTTATACTTTTTATACTTTTTATACTTTTTATACTTTTTATACTTTTTATACTTTTTATACTTTTTATACTTTTTATACTTTTTATTTGAGTTTTTCTTTTATTGTTTCCACCCAATAAGAGTTTTAATAACATTTTTGTCAAGTGAGTTTACTTTCTTGGTTACTTCTTCCAATGTAATAATTGTTCCTTGCTTTTTATATTGACCGTGGAGTTGTTTCAATGTTCTATAGAGCTTGTGAGTTTCTTCTACTGTAATATTGTGTTTAATATGACTTTGATAATATAGATTATGAACTTCTTTATACAGTTTATTCATACAATGCTTAATCATTGCAAATGTCATTTTATGTTCAGGATAGTTAGTTTCAAGAATTTGAAGTTTATCTGGTTGTTCAAGCAACTCGAGATATCGCATTCTAATTAGAGGTACATTACCTCTTACTTCTTTAATTTGAATATAATTATTGAAATCATATTGATATAGTTTCCAAGAATTATTATGTTCATCAAAGAATTTAATAATAACACCCCTTTTATCAGCAAGATAATAATCATCTAGTGGATAATGAATAATAGATGATACATCAATATTCTTTGTTCGTCTGATACAACGACGTGGGTCTTCATTGTAAAAGTAATTTGTAAAATCTTCTTGTTTTGTCTCATTATTAATACGACCAATATAAATGAGATTGTTATATTTATGATTAACTACGATACGGTTTTCCTTATGAATCAAAATAAACAAATATGTATGATTTTTATCCAAATTATCAACTGTGTAATTAGATGTATTGAAAATTTCCCAAAACATATCATTGAATGTTTTATCCGAGCTCCAATAACTTTTACGTGCATCAATGCATCGAGTGGTCGCAGCATACCATACATCATTATAATTATACAAACGAATAACTGTCCCATCCTCACAATATTCCATTCGGAAACGTTTATATGTTGACTTTAAATTTTCAATTTGGTCGATTTGAGACCCGTCATTATTAATATTAATAAATTTATTCTGAGACATACAAACAATCTTATTGGTTTCTTTTTCAAGAATAAGACCATTACATTCTAGTTGCAAAGGTGAAAGCTCGGAAGTTTCACGATTAGCTACAAGTAGATATAAGTTCTTCAAATCATCTTCAGTAGATTCACGAACCTGTATACCTGATTCAGTAGCAATTTCTTTTAGTTTATCAAACGATTCAGAATTTTTAATTAAATTTTCAATATTATTAATTGAAACAAAAGTAGTAAGCTTATTTGAGTTAATTTGAGACATGTTGAGTTGATTAGATTGTTGTATTTTATTTTTACAATACAAATAATTCATTTTTTTTTTAATAAATTAGTTAATAATTTTTTTATAAACTAATTATAATTAACAATGGACAATCAAACATTATTATTTCTTTGTTTTGGAATTTTAGTATTTTACTTCTTTGTATATAAAGAAGATTTTTCAAATACATGTGATAAAGACCTATGTAATACACATATGAAAAAATTTATTGTAGATAATAATTGGTCTTTCAATAATTCTACAGTTAAATTCAAAGAATGTAATGCATGCAAAAGTAGATGGTATCGTTCAAGCGAATATAAGACAAGTAATGATGGAAAAACATGGGTAAAACATTCAAATGTTATAGATGCTTACAAAGATATCCAAATTTAACTATAATAATTAAAAAGTAATGAATCTATCAATACTATTATTAGTAACAACAACAGATGATTGAACACGTGTTTTGACTTCCTCTAATTTTTTATCATCTAATGCATTTGTTTGTGGAGTATATTGTTGTTTACCAAATAAGTTTTTATTCACCTTCTTGAGATTCTGTAAATCTACTTCTTCTACATAATCTCTTGATACATACATTGGATATTCAACCATTCTGTATACCTTTCTTTCTTTTGTAGAATTTCTAAATTCTTCAATTGTCAAATGACCTCCAAACATTTTTAGTGTACATCTTGGAGGAGCTTTTTCTAATGGTTCATCTATAAAAGATGCTAACGATTGAATATATTCATCTTTATATTCTTGATTATCTTTAAATAATTCTTGAATAGTTTTATCCTTGTATAACATTCTAATATAATCATCTCTTAGGTCAATACTATAACCACCAGTTAATTGTTTATATAGATGAGTGACCATAGATTTGGATTTAACACACATTTTATTATCAGATGCTAACATACAAGCAAAACTACAATAAACTCCTTTAACTCTAAATTTGTTAATCTTACTATTATATTCATATGGCATTCCTATTGGAATTGTATCAAATTTATGACAACACCACCAACAACAAACATCTGTTTTATCAATCCATTCAGATGCTTCTATATATTTATCTAAAATCATAAATACGCCTTTTTTCTTAACATCTTCATATGATTCATTTTTTGAAGTAACTTGTGTATTATTTTTTACTTGCTTGTCAACATTATTTAATAGTTTCGATAATAGAGTATCATCATTATGAAGATTTTCAAGATTTTTAATTAATTGATTATCTTGTTTTAATCTAGATTCTAGTCTTTTTTCGTATAATTCTTTAATATCCATATTTTCATTATTTTCAATATAATCACATAAAATATCATTATCATCATCATCATGTTTGGTAAACGTGTTTGGGTTATCTTCACTTACATCTGTTTCACAGTCTTCATTGTCGCTTTCTTCACTTTCTTCACTTTCAGAATCAAAACTTCTTTTACCAGTTTCTAATTGGGAAATTTTTGTACCTAAAATAGTATCTTCTTTATTATATTCACTCTTTAACACATCATAAGTAATAGTTTTTTTAACTGAATCTTCATCTTCTTTAATATCTAAATGCAAAATTGATTTATCATTATCATAAATAACTGTTGTTAAAGGAATTTTCTTTCTAATAGTTGAACTAAAAAATTTAAGTGCAGCCTTTCTACCACGTTTTTTCTTTTGTTTGACTTCTTCTTCTACCTTTTCCTTCTTTTTACGCCCACGCTTCTTTTTCTCTTGTGGAACAGCTGGTGTATTTTCACTTTCTATAGGATTTTTTCTTGGACGTCCTTTCTTCTTTTTTACTGAAATATTTGCATTTTCTGGTACTAGTTCAATATTTTCTTTCATTTGAAGTGTTGTTGACATCTTACAAGCTAAATCTTAATTCAATTATTTTATAATTTGATAATCAATTTTTATTTATATATCTTTTTTAAAAAATTTTTTTAAATGGTAATATTAAATATGTCAAACGATACTTGTCCAAGTTTATTAGATACTCTAGGATTTCTTAAATTTCCTGACATCCCAAACATTAATATAGATAACACTATTCAACCTAAACTTGATGAAATTAATGCACTTATTCAATCTTCAGAACAAAAGTCTGATTCTCAAGATTCAGCTGAATTTACAGTACCACCCCCAGAAACAGTAAGTGAAGATGTTGTAAGTGAACCACCTACAGAAGTATTAGATGATGTGTCTAGTGGTGTATTAGATGAAGCAACCTCACTGGAACCTCAAGAATCCCAAGCTTCAGCTGAAGAACAAACTGGTTTTGACGCCATTTCAAGTATGTTAGGACCATCTGAACCTCAACTTGAAGTGACACCAATTGAAACCGAAGATGACACCGAAGATGAAACAGAATCTGAAGAACCTGAATCAACTGAAGAACCAAAAGCAACTAGTGAACCAGAAGCTCCATCGGAACCAGAAAGCTCTGAACCTGAAACTAGTGAACCTGAAACTAGTGAACCTGAAACTAGTGAACCTGAAACTAGTGAACCTGAAACTAGTGAACCTGAAACTAGTGAACCTGAAACTAGTGAACCTGAAACTAGTGAACCAGAAACTAGTGAACCAGAAACTAGTGAACCAGAAAGTTCTGAAGCTCCATCGGAACCAGAAAGCTCTGAACCTGAAACTAGTGAACCAGAAAGTTCTGAAGCTCCATCGGAACCAGAAAGCTCTGAACCTGAAACTAGTGAACCAGAAAGTTCTGAAGCTCCATCGGAACCAGAACCAGAAGCAACAAGTGAAGATTTAAATACAGCTGACCTTCTTAAAACTACTATCCCAAATAAACAAGATGGTCAAGGTAAACGAAGAAAGTCAAAGAAATCAACAAAGAAGGCATCGCCTCCACGTAAGTCAAAGAAATCAACAAAGAAGGCATCACCTCCACGTAAGTCAAAGAAATCAACAAAGAAGGCATCGCCTCCACGTAAGTCAAAGAAATCAACAAAGAAGGCATCGCCTCCACGTAAGTCAAAGAAATCAACAAAGAAATCAACAAAGTCTAAATAAGAAATAAAACTATATTTTACATATTATTTTAAAATATAGTTTAAATATTTTCACTTTTCGTGACAAAATAAATGTTTTGTACCTGAACTAATATGTGTTTTTTCCATTTGTTCAACAAATTCCCAGACAATGTTTCCATCTTCATTTGAATAATAAACTTTCCTAATACCAAGCTTGGACAACTTCTCTATACACTGAGTACATGGACGAGAATTTCGTAAAGCGAGGTTCTTGTTAATTCTAATAACTAGAATATCCATACCACGAACCTTTTTTTTGGGAAGTCTTTCAAAGACTGTAATTTCTGCATGCATAGTTTTATAATATGTTTGGTCGTTAAGTTTAATCTCTTTTACAAATTTGTTAGCTCCTGACGAGTAAATAGTATCTCCAGACATAAGTGCAGCAGCATGTTTATAGTATACAATTGACTCTATAGCAATCTTCTTGAGCAATCGAATCGGTTCTTCAAACCTATGATTATACATATTATCAATAACTTCCATTAAATAATCTACAAAAGTTTAATAAGTAAGAAATTTTCATTTTTTTTAAACTAAATATTAACATATGTTTCTTTTAATTCCAAGTTAAAACCAGCGTGATTATCTTTTTCCCATATATTTCGAATATCCAAAATAACTGTATTATATGTTATACCAACATTTGGAGGCCTAAAGTCTTCCTCTACATCATTAAAAAAACTAGTGATTAAAAATTTATTATTCATATTAGGGAGATAACATTTGACATAAAAATAATCCCCTTTTTCGTAAAAAAATGATGAAATATTATCTATAGGATTATAAACTTTGTTTTTATAGAAATTAATTAGTGAGTTATTAACATTTTTAAGCATTGTATATAATGTGAGATTATCATATTTTTTAAATAAAAATGATACATTTTTTTTAGTAGAATCAACCCATGTTACCTTTGGATTATAAAGTTTAAGACTAATTGTTGGAGTAAAAAAGTAATTTTTTCCACCCTTTCTTTGATATTTTTCAACCATACTAATTGTATTGGTTGATATTAAATCATTAATAATTTCGGAATTAAGAATAAATCTTCCAGCCATAATTATTAATACTAAATAAAATTTATTCAGAATTTGTACTTGTTCTACAACAATTTCTACAACTTGGGCATTTTGTACTTTGTTTTGTTAACCATTCTTTTATACATCCATTATGATAAATATGTTTACATTTTAACTGTATTAATGTATTATCATTTAATTCATCTTCTGTTAAATCTTCTAAACAAATATTACATTGTTTACCATTAATTAAATCTTTATCTGTAACTAAATCAAGTTTATTAAATTCATCTTCTGATAAAGTTACTTTAACATCTTCTAAATCTTGAAAGTCTTGTAAATTTTGTTCCATAAAATGATTAAAATTTGTAAATAAAGAATTTAAAATTGTATCTGTCAAATTACTAGCTAAAGTTCTTCTATTTAAATGTGATAGTATAGGTGTATTTGTTGGACCAAGAGGCCATACAGATGTATCCATCCATTCATAATCTGGTTGTCTGTAGTGTTGTCTTTGTGGTTGTCTGTATCTAGAATCATTTAACGATTCATTTTCATCGTCACTAAAACTTGTAATTCTAATACGAGAAGAAATATTTAAAGGAGGTATATCACTATGTAAATTTTGCGTTGATACTCTTGGTAATGCAGTTGAACGTCTCAGACGTCTTTGGTTTTGTATAAAGTTTCTTTGTTCTTGAGGGTATAATTCCATAGTACGTCTTAATAAGTAAGCATTATTAATAATACTTTGATTAAGTCTAAATTCAGGAGTATTTTCATATTCTCTTGTAAATGGAATATCATTGACCTCTTCTACAAAATGTTCAAATAAATCATGAATATCATCTTCCCAATCCATATGATTGATAATATCACGTATATAATTCATACTATTATTATTAAGTAATAATAAAAAATTTTCAATTATTACTTAACACAAAATTACAAAAATTATAAATCAGTTAATTTAAATCGTCTATTAATACTATCTTCATTTACATAATCTTTAGAGGTAATTAAATTATTATCTAACGCGGCCTGGATAAGAGATTGATCTCCATATATATGTTGATATTGTAGTACCATTTGTTTATCTTGTTCTAATTTTTGTTTCATCTCTAATTCTTGTTTTTCTAATAAGAGTTGTTCTTGTAATCTGAAACCTCCTTTACCACTACTAGTACTTGGATTTAAGTTCATGTTTCTATGTTGAACTTGTAGTTCAAGTTGTTTTTGACTTTCACTTTTAGTTAACGGGATGATTTTTTTAGACGTACTTGCTTCAAAATTATGAGGGATTTCTATTTGTTGTTCTGGATTTTTAGCAGCAGCAAACGATTTTTTATAATCTGAATAATTAGAATCATAATATCCTAAACCAGTTTGACCATAATTATCTCCAACTATCATAATTCCATTATAACTACTTACATTTGCTAATCCATTTAAATCACCACCATTATAACCATTAAATCCATCCGTTGTTTGATGGTAAACACCTACCTCCATATTATTACCATGATTTTGTTGTTGATATTCAAAGGCTTTATTAAATTCATCTCTATTAAAATGTTTAGATTTAAATAATTGATATGGTTTATAATTAAAATTATCATATTCTTTTGTATCAGATAACCGAGGTTCTACCTCATAACCATAATCATTTGGGTTTTTAATATGCATTTTATCAAATTCTTTATTAAATAAATCTAATTCATCAGAATTATCTATCTTTTTTGGTTGTAAATTTGTATTATTATATACATCTATATGTTCTCTATTTTTTGAATGATTCATAGAACGTTTTTTATTAATAATATATTCATAAGATTCAACAAGTACTTTAAAATGTAATTGAGCTTGTTTAACCTTATTTGGATCTTTTGTTTTTATTTTATCTGGATGCCACATTTTAGCCTTTTTTCTAAAAGCTTTTGTTATAAAGGCTTCGTCATCATTAGGTACTACATCTAACATAAAGTATGGATTAAATGTTTCTCCATTAACAATAATTTTGTCCATTTTTAATAATATCATTTAAAAATGATATTAAAATTAAACGAAATTTATTCAATGTGTATTATAAATGTGTATTATAAATGTATTTGCGTAGGTTTTCTTTAAAATTTTCATGTAAAAGGCCATGACTTATATTGAGTTCTTTTTTTGTTAACATATCTTCATCACTACTTCTATTAGACTCTATATAAACTAATTCCTTTTTTAGTACATTACCGTTGATTAAGAATTTGATATGTTCATAGTTAACATCTACATCACTTAATTTATGAAATAAACTTTGAGTTACATCATCTAATACTAAATATTTTACATCTGCTTGGAAATACTTGAATAATGTAATAATATTATTTCGTTTACAATCTAGTTGTCTCCAAACTAAATAATTTAATGCTTCGTATTCTCTAGGAAATTCTGCATACTTAGCATTAATTGTAAAATCAAAATCTAGATTTCTTTTAGTAAACTCGCTTGTAAATTGACGAGTTGCAAAACTCGAAATAGTTGTTAGAGTTTTTGTAACATTACCATTATATAAATCAGGATAATCAGATGTATTGTAAAATACAAGATGAATTTCATCATTAAATGCATATATCATACGTGGGTTAAATCTATCATAACATTCTTGAGACACCTTCAGAAGTAAAATATTATATTCTTGCCAATCTTCAATCTTTTCCTTGATTGATGTTTTTTTCGTATTTAAGTATTGAAGAATTTCTTTAGACTTAAGAGTCACGATATATGGCTGGTATGGAGTAAATTCTTTACCATTATATGTATGAAGAAGGTCTTGCATTCTATTTTTAAGTGACTCATTAAAAAGCACCTGTTTTATATGTGTTAAAAATGAATCCATAACTAATCTTGTAATTAATTATAACAAATATATTTTCATTTTATTTTTACCACACCATACAAAATTAAATAAAAAATAAGCCCAGACAGTTTGCACTGCCTGGGCTTATTTTATTTATTTATTTATTTAGTTAATGTTTAATTAAAACGTGTTAATAGTTTAAACATTTCAAGGTCTCCTTTAGCAGTGACAATATCATAACAATCATCACCTAAAGAATTTCTTTTATATTTATCTGCTCCATGTCTCAAAAGAATTTCTACCAATTCATAGTTTTGTTCTTTAACAGCTGTATGTAATACTGAATCACCTGTATCTTGTAATTTATTTAATATAGTAGATTGAAAGTTACTAATTAAATCATAGTTCCGATATTTAATGATTTGCTTCAAAATTACAGGAGATTCGTACATATTCAATGGGTCCGACATAGATGAAATATTTCTAGAAATCATAGGCCTAGAAATGATAGGCCTAGAAATCATAGGCCTAGAAAAGAGTTGTTGTTGACTAGTTACAAACATACGTTGAGACATAAATTGTTGACGAGTAAAAGAGACAATACGGAAAATATTCATTGTTCAATGGTACTTATTGTACATTTTTTTTTAAATTCATTTTTATTTTACTATATTTATTCTATTTAAAAATAAAGTTATTACTAAACTATAAATGGATACTTGCAATTGTGATTATAATTCTTGGAGTAATTTATACTTTACTCATCTTTTTACTACATTAGGTCAGCTTAGTGCTATTTTACTAAGTGGTTCTGTTGCTGTACCAATGGTAAGTTATTATTCAAACAGTTTAATTAAATTTTTCTCTAATAAACAAAATACTAATATGACAGTAGGTGTTAAGGCTTATGTTAAGAACGAAGGTGAAGAATGGAAAAAAGCATTTAAGAATAATTAATTTTTCTTTTTTGGAGTTCTTGGTTTCCTCTTTTTTTTAGGTTTTTGTACTTGTTGTGTGTCGGTTTGTGTATTTTTACCCTTTTCTTCTTCAAGTTGTTTATCTCGAATTGAAAACAAATCCTCACCTATATCTTTACCGTTAACTTCTTTAAATTGCATCATTTTATTTAATATAATTCAAATTTTTAAATTTAGAATTTAAACTTAAAAATTTCAATTTTAATTAATTGTTAATACCTTTTTCCTAGTAACTTTTTTAGGTTTTTCTTCTTCTTCAATTTCTTTATCATTGTCGAGTTTAATTTTAGATGAATTTTTAACAGAATATTGGTTTAAAATAATATTAATATCTCCTTTACTGATATCATATTTTTTATATTCTATTTTTTGTTTTAGTAAACTATGTGATTTTATATAATCTAAAAATGGTCCTTCTGCATATTCTTTACTTTGCTGAATCAATTTACGACCAACAGCTGTAACTATACTTCCTAATTCTTTTAAAATTAAATTACCCTGACCTCTTCCTAAAAATCCATATGTAGAATTTAAAGATACTTTAATGGCTAACTGTGTGGAATTCAAAATATCTTCAAGAAGTTTATTACCTTCTTCTGATGCTTTAGCCATCTCTCTTTTCACTTTTTTACGTTCAGCATAAAGTTCTTCAAGTAAAGCTGGTAATACACCTTGATTAATTTTTACTTTTTCTCCATCTACTTCTTCATAATGTGGTTGCACAACGACATAATTATAACTTACATCTTTTTTCTGAAACTTTTCACTTTCATCTCTTGTTGACTTAATAGGGTCATGTACTCGACAATAATAACGAATACGGTCAAGTTCTGTTGTGTCAAATAAATCTATAGACTGATTAAATTGTGTTAATTCTTTTTCCTTCGTTCTAATTTTGGGTTTCATCTTTTTAATTTCTTCTTTATCTTCTAATTTATCAAACTTATTTCTAAGTTCTTCAAGTTCACTTTGTAGATGAGTTAATTCTTGTTTTTTAGATACTTCGAAATATGCTTGTTTTCCACATACAACTCCTTTATTTTTGCCACTTTTACCAATTCCTTCACATGTATGTTTTAATGTATATTCAATACGGTCATCCCATTTAATACGCTCATATCGAACTTTATCACCTTGAAACTCTTCCTCAAATATACCTTCTTGTTCAGATTGAGGCATATAATTGTCGTCTAAAATAAACGTAGAATAACACAAATTTCTACTAATCATAATTGTAGGATACAAACTAGCAAAATCTAACACTGCAATATTTTCATTATACATACCAGGAGTTGCATCTAAAACTGTTGCTCCTGTAAAACTTGTATCAACTAAATCTTCTCCATTACTTAAACAAACATTCTTATGTTCAATTCCTTTATAATTACATTTTGCAGTAAATTGTTCTGGAGTTTCTAATTCAGTATTACATAAAACTATAAAAGTTGTCGAATCAACAATTTCATTAATTTTACCATTTAAAGACAATAATTTACCATATGAATTTTTATTTCTACCACAATTAATTTGGATATAATCTCCCATATTTTCTAAATCTAATTCATGTTCATCCTTTGTTTTAACAATAATTGGATAACTATCTTCATTAAAATTAGTATGAGGTACTAAAAAATCCATTTGTCGTGCTTTACGAAGTAATTGAGAAAATACTTTAATTGTTTGTCCTCTTGTAGTAAGGAATCCAATAGGTACAAAAGTTACATTAGCTAATTGAATAATTGTAATCAATACAAGCTGTTTATCGACAAGTTTTTGTAAAAGTTCAGTATCTTGAATACAGTTATGAACAACTGCTCCATTAGCTACAAAATTATGAGTATCTTTGACTTCTATATCATAAACAGTTTGTTTTCCAATATCTTTTTTATGTAAAATTGATAAATAATAACAAGGAGTGTGTGTATCATCTTGTTTCACTGAGTGTGATTTTATATGATTATCAGTTACGAATTTGTCATACGATTCAGTTAATTTTAAATAATCTTCTACTGAAGGAAAATGAATCTTTTTAAATTTACAAGATGATGCTGATATATAGTCCGGATTTGTTAAATTTAAATTTATTGACTCAATATCTGGTAATGAATAATGTTTATTAAAAATTGGTTCATTTATTGTTAATTCTAAATGTGCTTGTTTTAATGCTTTTGTAATCGACATATGTTCTCTTAATACTTTTACTCTTTCGCATACCCAATTAAATTGTCTTTTGGTCTCTCTTTTTAGTTTATAATATGAAGATGCTACACCTAATTTATAACTTTTTCCAGCACAATAAGCAAAGCCAATTTTTTCATAAAATGTAATCAAATCATCTTGATTTATATTGAGTTTGACTGTATAACCATCACCCTTAGCATTTTTTCTAGGAGGTGATACTGTTGAACTTATATCAAATTTCTGAAATATATTTTGAATATCATTCATATATTTTTTTAATGATTCTATATTATTATAAGTTTTCGATTGACCAAAACCTAATTTACTGAATTTATTATCGGTTTTTATAAAAGTAGGACAATGACCATCGCCACCCATTAAACCCTTTAAAAATTCTCTAAGAATCCATTTTGGACAATTTTCACTTAAAATAAAACTTGGTAGTAATGCTGGTGAATTTAATCTTTTACCCTTTTCAATACCATCTAATGATAAATACCATTTAGTTAATTCTGTCGGTAATATAATTTTATACGTATATTTTTCTTTTTTAATTGACGGTAATTTACCTATTAAAGTAAATATATCTTTTTGCATATTTTCAGCATCTGCTTTAGTACCTAAATTGATATATGCTATATCATATGTATATTTAACCCTACCAGATAAATAATTCTTATAACATATTGATTCAGATATTCCACCGTCTGTTAATAAATACCCTAGTATTCTGGAGAATATACAAGACTTGTTATAATCTAATATACCTGTTAACTCCGAGAATGTGAATGTGTATGAGTTTTCTAACTCATAATCAACAAATGCTGGTTCTGCATAACATAATATTTTATCTGTTGATTTTAAATTTTGTGCTTCAACCCAACCATTTTTTGTTAAAAATTTATGGTCTTTAGTACACTTAATCTCAGTCCCATCAATTAAAGTAAGTTGTAAACAATCCTTTTTGCCATTATTAAAAAAATGTACTTTTTGTGAAGTTGAGAATCCTTTGTTTTCAAACCATGATACTACATCTGTATCCATATTTTCTAAGTATTTGATGTCAACTGAACAAGATGGTAAAGAAACACGTGTTCCTTCAACAAAACAATATTCTCCAATAATTCTAATTTTTTCTGGTGTACCCTCATCATAATAATCGAAAATTTGCTTTGCACTCACATCATGTTTACCTTCTTTTAAGATTTCGTTAGCAATAAAATCAAGCTTATAACTTGGGTATTTTTTCATACCACGTTTATAATGAATAAGTAAATCATAATTTAAACGTCCAGGAATATAAAATCTAAAAAAATCTGAGTCTCCGTATGCACTTGAACTAAACGTTTCTTTTTTACATACAGTTGAAACACTAGTTAATCTACTTAATTTACTCATAAAATACTCATCTAGATTATATAATTTAGCACGTTCATAAATATATCTACAATCGAAAGTATCACCGTTATATGTATACATAATATCTGGGTCCATTTTAGAAATTAGTTCACACCATCTCTTAATTAATTGTTTTTCAGTTTTGCACTCTTCGACAATTATAGAATCATCATTAATTTTTTCACATTTTTTCAAAGTCAATAAATGTTTTACTAATGTTTTAGACTCTTTGTAATATTTAAACGTAGTTGCTACTTGATAAATAACATTTGGATAATCATTCCCAACTTTTTTACACGGGTCTGGAAAAGTTCTATCATAAGAATATGTTTCAATATCCCAGCTAGCTTGTAATAAATTTGCTATATCCTTTTTATCACGTAAACTAATAATATCTTTCCAATTAATAGAAACTTCAATTTGCGTTGATGCAGAGTTTTCTGTATATTCAACTTTGTCATGAGGTAATTTAACCCAACCAGCCATTAAAATATCTTTAATATGACAAAATCTCATAAATGGTTCAAAATTACTCTCATATAATTTGTATTTCATGGCTTTACTATTGATTCCAGGAATAATAACTGGATTCTTGAATATATATTTACTCTTATTCATAGCTGTATAGTTATCAAAGACTAAACGAAGAAACTTGTACTTTTTACCATTTCTAAAACCAAACAAGTCTTTCTTATCAATTACTCTGCATTTATCCTTTAATAAAGAATCAGAATAAGAGACATATTTACCATTTACTTTTACTTTGGATAACTGATAACTTTTCTTTATAAAATCTATAAATAAATTCATCTGTGATTTATTAAATTTGTCATGTACTTTAATAAAATAAAATGGTGTAAAACTATGAATATTACACGTAATTGATATACCTTCCTTAGTTACACCAAAACATCTCATCATATATTTATCCGTACTATTAGCGATATCATTTTCACTCTCATTTTCACTATCACTTTCAAATTCATTACTTTCATCTTGAGTATGCCATTCTATAATCTGAAATTCAATGTCATCTTTCTTTGAAAGATTATTTTTAATATAATTATCTTTATAATATTCTTCCATTACTTCTAAAATAATATAACTTATTATATTATTTCATTTTTTAATTATGATATCACCGCAATTAAACTATACGTGTAATTGTAATGCTACTTGAAATAGGAGTTTCACCAGCTATAGGAGGAGTAAAATTAATTGTTTCATTGCCAGCAGAGCTTCCAGCAACTTGTAATGCAAAAGTTTGACCAGATGTAATATTCATTATAAATGAATTTGACCATTCTTGATTAATTGATGTAGATTGAAAATTTTGTGTATTAGCACTCCCTATAATTTCAGCACCATTCACCACACCTCTAATACTTCCAACTCTTGATCCACCAGTAGCAGACATAATAACTATATACGAAACCAAATATTTACCAGATTGATTACATGTAAAATTCCCAGTTGTTGAATTATAAATCCAACCAGTTAATTCAGGTAAATTTGTAAATTTTACGCTCTCAAATACATTTGCACCTACAACTGTTTGTGTATTAGTTTTAAATCCCCATACGTAATTATTATTGGTCACTGCAGACCCCATAGGTCCCATTGTTCCTGTTAATCCTATAGGTCCCATTGTTCCTGTTAATCCTATAGGTCCCATTGTTCCTGTTAATCCTATAGGTCCCATGGTTCCAGTTAAACCAATAGGTCCTTGAGGTCCAGGGGGTCCCATTGGACCCATAGTTCCATTATTTCCAATGTAACAATAACAGTAACAATAATTTTTACAGCACTTTTGACAATACATATATATATTTTAGAATATATATACATTAACCAACATTATAAATTTTTTTAAATTTTATTTTATAATACCATTGTAAGATGAAGCTTCCGTATGATGTTTTATATCATATATATTTTATGTTAGATGACTATCCGACATTATTGAATTTTAGTCTAATAAATAAAACATTTTACAAGAATTATATTCGAAGATATAATAAAAGTTATAAACACAAATTTTCTGTGTTATTTAAAGATGTATTTTCCTTTTTAGCTATGTTACCAAATTTAAAACCATGCGACGATGATATACATATTTTTATGTGTATACAAAGTATGTGTATAGAACCTGTATTAAAACCAATAATTTCAAAAGATATTCTATTTGTATACAGGTTATATAAAAATCTTATATATGAAGAAGCAATGCATAAATTAGGACTTAATTTAGCACCCGATTTAACTAATATGATTTTAATACAAGGACCTAATCATATTGATAGAAATTCATCTATTAAATTTAATAGAAATAAAGTTAAATTAATCTTACATCCAAATAATAGAGTTTTGGAGCTTAGTACGTCTTTAAATTTTTTATATTTACGTAGACAGTTTGATATCTTGGAAAACTTTATGTAATTAAGAGTTATTCGTATTTATCAAACCATATTTTGACATGAACTGGTAAATTATTATCATCGTATTCATAATCTAATATAGTTTTAAATCCAAAGCTATTCATATATTTGTTAATAAGTGTAAATTGGTCTTGTGTAATATTTTGTAAATTACATTCTTCTCCGAACAACGCTTTAAGACCAGTAAAAAATAAGTTAATTAAGATATCATCTAATAATACTGACTCATTTTCTGGATTTGTAGTATCTAATCTAAGATTATATGTATTTGGTTCTTTAGGTTCTTCGCTAAAAATCGCATCGAATACCTTAAATGCATCTTGTTCGTTTGTCATCTCAAATATAAAATATATAAGATATAAGATATTATTTTTAAATAGACTTCCAATCTATAGTATTTTTGTTAGAACTAGATAATCGTTCATTAATTTTATTAAATACATCTGAACCTATAAATGGTTTATTTGTTTTATAACAACTTAACGGACTTGGATGACTAGAAGTAAAGAGAAAATGTTTTTCTAAATTTAGATTAGCATATCGATTTAATGCAAACTTCCCCCATGATACGAAAATAACATTGTCACATTTCTCATTAATAATATTTATAATATGCGTAATAAATTGATTCCATAAAGTTTCATGACTATTAGGTGTTTTCTCTTTAACAGTTAAACTCGCATTTAATAAAAAGACACCTTGTTTAACCCATGATGTTAAGTCGCCTTTTTTAGATTCTATACCTGCTTCTTTAAATATGTTTCTTAAACTTGGTGGAATCGCTACTTTTTCATTTACAGAAAAAGCAATTCCATTAGCTTGAAATTTTGAAGCATGATAAGGGTCTTGTCCTAAAATAACTACTTTAATATCTTCAAGATTACATAACTGAAAAATTTTAAAAATATCATCTTGATTATATGGGAAAAAGTACGATTTTGGATTTAGTTTCATCTCAGTTTTTAAAGACATCTCTAACTTTTTTAGTACATTATTATCTATATGTTTTAACCATGAAGATGGTAATAATGTATCAAAATTTATATCTGTTGAATAATTCATGTTAATTGATATAATAACCAATATGATTTCATTTTTTTATACAGTCATCATACGTCTTCTACAGTATGGACAATGATATGGGTCGTATCTATATTTATAGTAGTATGGACAATTCATATGATGTTCTTCTTTTGAATTAAACATAACAGCGAAAAAGAACACAATTAATAAAAAAAATGCTATTGTATTTAACATTTTAATTATAACAAGAAAATAATATTAAAAATCATCCAAATCACTTAATAAACAATCATCCTCAGCTTGGTTTTTAATAATTTTGAGTTCATCTCTACACTCTTTACATTTCATAATTTTATCTATATAAAGTTTGTTTAAAAATTTCTTCTTTTCATTTTCAGTCATGTCCAAGTATTCCATTTTCATCTTATAATTCTTAAAAAACAACGTCGTATTATCTATAAAGATAGATAAATATTCTAAAATATCATCTATATATTCTTGTTCAATATTTATATTCGTAACTCTTATTTTTGTATTAAATTTCTCAACAAGTTTAGCTTGTTTAAAACCTGTAAGGAGTAAATACAATTGAATTTGAGTTTTTTCATAATCTCTAAGTGAGCTAAAAAATCCTTTTGTTCTATTTTTCACTTCAACTACATAAGAGTTATCTGGATTAGTATCATCAATATAAATACCATCCATTTTACCGCCAACATACCATGTACGTGTAACTGTCTTTTTCAATTGAAATTTGAAATATTTCTGACTTGTATCTAGTGTAACCTTATTTTCTTTTTCAAATATTTTAATAGCAGAGTCTTCTTTTAAAGTTCCATGAGTTTTATTTATGAGAGATTCTGTTTGTTTTAAAAGTTCTTCTTTTTGGTCTTTTTTAATTTTACCTTCCTTTTCAAGTTTATCTATTGTTTCATTTGTGATTTTACGTTTATCTTGTGTTTCTTTTGAAGAACTAGCTATAGTTGTCATTATATCTTTTCCCAAATTTTTTTCTATCTTTTCACTTTGAGATAGTGAAATATTTTCAACCTTTTGAGTTAAATCATCTATATTTTTTGTTAACGAAGACATTTTTGTTTCATTCTCTTTCATTAACTTTGTATATTGTCTTTTAGTTATTTTTTTATCTGCCAAGTTTTGTTCAATAATATTTTTTTCATTTTCTAAAACAACTAATTCTGCTTTTGTATTAGATATTCTATTATTATATTCATCTACTACAATCTTATATTCTGAATCATATTTTTTCCACAATCTTTCAAATGGTGTGATATAATCCCATTTATTCTGACCTATAAAAGACGCTATATCACTTATATTTAAGAATATGTTACTCATTTTATATTAATAATTCCAATCTTTTTAATCAATTATTTTTAACGTAAGGATAATTTTATGTTTTATTTTATTCGTTTATACTAGCTTATTTATAAATGAGTAAATACAATATTAAAGTTAAATCTATACCTTCAGATACAAGTTTTATAGACTCATGCCCAACATGTCAACAAAGAAATTTGCTTTCTGTTGTACAAGGACCTCAAGGTATCCAAGGCATTCAAGGTGTCCAAGGTATTCCTGGACCAATGGGGCCTCAAGGTCCTAAAGGTGATCCTGGACCGCCTGGTCCAAAAGGGGTTCAAGGTCTTAAAGGAGAACAAGGGGTTCCAGGACCAGTTGGTCCTCCAGGACCATCAAAAGGTGTAAAGGGAGACCCTGGTCCGCCTGGTATAAAAGGTCCTAAAGGTGAAAAAGGTGATGAAGGACCTAGAGGACCACAAGGTCCGCATGGTCCTAGAGGTGTTCAAGGACCAAGGGGTCCGGCTGGACCACAAGGTATTCCTGGTAGAGGTTTACCTATAACTGTTAATTTTTATATTCAAAATGATAATTTACATATAAGATATTTAGATAATCAAATGGTTATTACAAATGATGGTTTTATTATGTTACCTAATTTTAACGTAACAAAAGAAAGAGCATTACATAAAGGTAAAAATGTATTATATGTAGATGCCGACAGAACATTAAAACTAACCTAAAATAGTTCCTGTACAATAAATGACATTAGCTTTTAATTTACATACCCAATGGATTTTAACTAATGTTTCATCGTTTTTAATATAACGATTTGTTACTTCAATTTCTTTTTTTGTTTCTATATTTTCAGAAGCCTGTATAGTTTTTTGAATATCTTCATGGTATACGAAATTTAATAATAGTTTATTATATATGTCATATTTACTGTATCCGAGAGTATGTAAAAATGTTGTATTCATTTTTTTAAACACTCCATTTTTGTCAATGATACACATTAATGCAGGGTTGTCATCAAAAAAATGCTTGTATCTAATTCTTTGCTTTGTCATATTTAGTTCATCACCATTCATACTATCGCTAAACATACTTACACTGAAACTAATACTCGCAGTATCTGTAGAATCTTCAATATGTCTAATAGATGTTTCAGATATCATTTCTTGAAGAACATTATTATCTATGATTGAAGTATCCATGTTATCTAATTTAAATTTAAAAATTTCGGATGAAACATCGCATTGTAATCCTACGAAATATTCAATTGTCTTAATTTTAATAGGTATAATTGTAATTAAATTAATAAATTTTTCACCATGTTTTGTAAAGTTATATGTAATAAATTGACATTCCTCTCTTTTAGAAAGTTTTGATTTAATATTAAATAAAAGTTGATTATCACAATGTTCTCTTGGAGTTCCTCTTTTAACTTCACCATTAGGTGATTGTAAAAATCTACAATTTCTACCTCTAACTTCTTGTAATGTGTACCCTGTTAATTTTTCAAATGGTTTATTAACATACACGATAGTATTATCTTTATTTACTGTTGATACAGTAAATGGTGTTGTTTCATCTAAATTACCTATATCATATACAGGATTAGGTCTATGCATAACATTGTACAAAATATCAATTGGATTAATTTCTGATTTAGAATATAGTCCTGATAAAGACACTTGAGGAGTCTCATAAATATCTAATTTAGCATTTTCATTATATCTAACAATCTCTTGTGATTCTCCTTTGTAACCAAAACAGTTTGCTAATAATTTAATATTTGTTCCTGGTGCTACTAGATTTACAGATGTATGAGTATGTCCATTGATACATGCAATCAAATTTCTATTCATAAATAATTCTCTAATATGGTTTGTATCTTTATTATCTAAATAAGTACCATTAGTATATAAATTAGTTGTATAATGAGTTAGAATAATAGACTCAATATCTTCTCTGTATAATTCACAGATAAGATAATATTTAGATTCTCGATAAAGTTGAGATTGATGCTCAAAAGTTAGTAATTTATTTTCTTCCATAAAAATATTCTTAAAATTATTAGCATTTTGTCCTCTATCTGACCATAATGTTGAACCGATAATTTTAATATAATCCTTTTTATTATCACCAGGATTTAATGAGTGTTGAACTATTTGTGTTGTTTTATGAAAATAAACACAAGAATTATTTAAAAAATAAACATTAGATGGAAAATCTTTTGCATATTCTAATTTTTGTTGCATAGTTTCAATCTTTTTATTTCTACCTCGTAAAATAGAATAATATTCATGGTTCCCATAAACTAAAAATACATTTTTATATGTTTCTGAACATTTGTTTAAAAACTTATTAAATAAAAATGTCCCAGGGTGACCGATGTCACCAACTAAAAAAAGATTATCAGCAGTTTTTTTAATATATGGGATATATGTTAGATATTCTAAATGTATATCTGATAGGTACTGAAACATAATAGAAATTAAGTATAAATTTCTTAAAAATATATACTTGATGAAAAAGTTCATTTTTTTTACTGTGGTGGAGGGCATGGTGGTGGACATGGTGGAGGACATGGTCTTGGACACCCTCCAAATTTAAATCCACGAAGTTTATTAATAAGGTTTTCAGTTGTAGCAGCGGCAAGTTCATCTCTAAGACGTTTACTTTCAATATCTCGTGCGAGTTTTTGAGTTTCATAGTTATTCTTTGCTACTTCTTCTTTAACTTCGCAACAACATTCTGCCATTTCTGCAGCAGTTTGTCCCTGTAACTTAACTGCCTCGTATTGTATTTGTGCAGTATTTTGTGCAGCCTGTAATTCAAGTTGAGAATCAACTGATACTAAATCTTTCTTAACAGAAAAAGTATTCGATGAAGCTTGGAGTTCAATATCAGAAGCATTATGGTTATCATTAATAACAGAATCTTTATTCAATTCGATAGATTTTTGGTGATGCTCTGTAATTGAGCTCCGAGTTTCAAGAGCGACAGATTCCTGATTTTCTCGGATATCATTAGTACTATGTTGAACAAGGTTTGAGATCTCGTTATCAGCACGATACACTGCATTAACTGCATCGGAACCAGTTCTTTCAACTGCAGCATCATTTGCTGTTATAGCGGCACGTTCAATAGCATCTCTATTAGATAAAAAAAAGGATTGACTTGTAGCCATATTAGCTAAATTATTTGAATTTTGAGAATCTATAATTGCAGCAACATCTACAGATTCTTTATTAGGCGTGATTTCATATTCTACAGCTGACGACATATTAAAGAATATCTAGATTATATTCCTTAATATATTAAATATAAAAAAAATTTTACTTAAATAGACTTGCCCACGATGTTATAATTTTAGATTCTTGACGTTTAGATTCAGGTTCAAGTTTTGGCTCAGTTTGTTGAACTGTATTCGTTGGACTATTAAGAGATTTTTGAGTATTTTGTAATTTTTTATTTTGAGATTTTAGTATTTTGTTTTTAAATTTTTCAAAATCTTTTGATAAGTCTGGATTGACAAACTCTGGCTTATATCCTAATGTAATATCATTAATATCATTGCATACACCAATATTTCTAAATGTTCTTTCTAAAGATTCCTCATCTTGAGGAAATCCATCACAGACTTCACACGAACCAAAATATCCATTTACATAAATATATCTATTCTTATATTGGAATACAACAAATAAACTACCTTGCCATTCTTCCTCGCACCAATAAAAAATTCTCTTTACAGGTTCCTTAAATAATTTTTTATAAAAACTTCTTGAACCATAAATACGTTCTATATCTTTAACTGTAATATAATACTTTTTAATTTCTAATAAAAACTCATCTGTTATATCTGGAAAAATTTTTTTAACTTGCCTAGGTGGTGGAGGAACTGGTGGTGGTTTAAATGAATCATCATTAAGATTTTCTTTTAACATTTCTGCGAAAGATTTTTTAAACATGGCTTATGTTTTTTAATATAAATATCTATAAAAAAGTTTTATTTTAAACGTCTAATATAGCATCTTTATTAAATTTAACTATATTTTGATTTTCACCTTTGTAGCCATAACAATTAGATAATAACTTAATATTACTAGCTGGTATTTTTGTATTAACAGAACTATGAGTATGTCCATTAATACATGCTATTAAATGTTTATAATGTATAAGTTCATAAATATTAGTAGCATAACCACTTTCCATAAAATTACCTTGATAATATCCGTTACATAAATCATGTACACCATGGTGTGTTAAAAGTATTGTTGGAAATCTATCAGATGATAATTCATGTAAAATGTATTCTTTATTAATTTGAAATAAAGTTCTTACCTCATCTGGTTTTAAAAGTGTATTTTGTGCAGTATAGATAAACTTATAATCATTGATTCTAAAAGCAGTGGAATCATTAACATTAGACCATAAAATACTTCCTATAATTTTAATATAATCATCCATATGGTCTTCTCTATCTAATAGTTTCTTTACAGTAGAATCTTTTCTATTAATAAGTACATGGTCATTATTTAAAAAGTATACATTTGATGGAAATTTAGATACTTCATTTTCGATTTCTTTCATAGTTTTCTTATTATATGTTTTGCAATAATATTCATGATTACCATAAATAACAAAAACGTTTTTCCAATTGCTTGCACAGTAATTGATAAATTGATGATAAATATCACTATATGCATAACCAATGTCACCTAATAGGCACAAGTTATCACATCCTTCTATTTTTTGAAGAGGAATATTTTTAAAACTATTATAATGTTCAAGATGCAAATCCGAAATATATTGAAACTTAACCATCTTTAATTTAATTAATCATTTAATCAATTAATTAAATTTTCATTTTATATTTAGTTACGACTTTCATGACTTATTTAGTCGTCTTCTTTCATTTTAAAATCACTTGGTTTAAGTTTTGCTCCACCATATTCAACTAATTTTTCATTAGTATAATTGATAATATCATCTAATGCTTCTTCATTATCACTCAATACACATTTAAAAAATCCTAAAAGAGGTTTAGCAAGTTGTTCTAAATAACATTTTCTATTAAATTTAAGTTTATGTTCAATTGCATATTTCGGGTCTTCACCTAATTCACTCTTTTGGATAGTTGGGTCATCGGATTCAATATAAATATACGGAATACGGTCACCTACTTGTACTTCTTCATGCCGTGCTTTTAGTTTTTCAGCTAAATGTACATGTACAGGTTTTGTTTTATAACTTTTAGCTAACATTGCAGATACAACAAGGTCTTCAATATCTATTTGATAATTATCAATTCTATCAATATAACTTTTATAGATTTCAACACTTGCGTCTACACCTCCTGAATCTTCATTTACAATACAATCAATTACTTCAGAATAACAATTCTTAACCATTTTACAATAATCACGTCTAGTAATTGCAATACCAGATTTAGTAATCTCTTTCAATTTGAAAGGGTCTTTCATATTTTCATATTTTTTACCAATATATCTCTTCTTTGTTAATAAAATAAACGGTTGAAATACTTTTTCAAATTCCATTTCAATTGGTTTCCTGTTAAAAACTTGCTCTGTTAAATTATCTCCACAAATAGTTGCCAATTTAAATGTATCAGCACGATTTTTTGTAAAATCTTGTCTATTATATTTAAGTGAGAGGAACACACTGTCTGTGTTAAATGTATGGAGTTGTCCAACTCCAGCTCCAAATCTTCCAATTTCTGTTTCAATATCATACACATAATCATCAGTTACATCCTTTTCGATAATTTTTTTAATAACTGTTTCCTTTTTATATTTAAAATTTGTATAACTTAAAAAGTACATTTCTTTTTTCTTTTGATGATTACTTAAATTAATACATATATCAAATCCTATACTACGCATCAAATAATACATACATTGAGCTCCAATTTTACCTTTTACAGCAAATCCTGGTTTATTTATACCATGACTACCAGTTTTTGCACCATCTGCTTCATAATACCCTTTCCAGTAAGCCATTTTAATTTCTTTTGAAGCATTTAAAATATAATTAGGAACTATTTTATATTTATCACCAACTCCATTACAGTCTTTTTGATAATAAAAGAGATTTCTATATTTATCTACCATGTATTTGATACTTCCTTTTGGAACTAATTTATATACACCACTTGACTTTAATGTATCTAAAATTTCAAATTTAATTGGTTCAACTGATTCTAAAATATCTTTAAAATAATTTAATCGTTTTAAATCATTATTATTCAGAACCCAACTATTTTTAATACCAGATTTACAATGATATGATCCACAGCTACCGTCACCTTGAAAAAATCCCCATACTTCTGCTTCTTTTTCTGTAAGAGGGTAATCTTCAAATTTAAAGTTGTTTATAATATTTCTTAAAGGATGTGTTGAATTTTTATAATAATCACAATCCCTGCATTTATTCATTCTACCATCTTTTTTCATATTATTTTTATAAAACTCATTGATATCTTTTTCAATATTACAAGTATTACATATTTTAGTTTGTGTAATATTTTTTTTCATTTTAACTATAGTATGAGTACTTTCTATAAATTCTTTAGGAAAACTATGTAAAAGTGAACCCCCTACTTTTAAATCTATCGGTTTAATAGGTTCTTTATTTTCTGTTATTAACGAATGGTCTTCTGTAACATCAATGCATCCTGTATGAGTTAATACTCTATACATTTTCTTCTCACATTTATGTCGAATAACTTTTTTAATATTAACCCATCCAATGTCTGTCCATATTTGATAATCTGATAACGAATACTCTTTTTCGAGACGAATTGTTTTATCAAATAACTTGAACCCTGGATACTCAACTTTTTTAGATTCATCGAAAATACTTTGAATAGTTTCAATATAAATTTGATTATCTTTTTTCAATAAAAGTGGTGTATCTCCTGTAACTGAATCGCCATATACAATTTTAATCTTAATATCAACTGGAACTTCTGGATCTTCCTTAAATTCTTTATCAGTCACAATTAAAAAGTATTCCTTTGTATTATCATTAAATTCAATATCAATTTGGCGGTTCGGATACTTGTCTCTTAAAAGAGAGTAAATCATTTCAGTATCCTCTATAGTATTTGTTTTAAATTGTGAAGACATTTAAATAATTATTAGTAAATAATAATTACTTAGTTTTAAATTCAATTTGTTTATTCTTGTGGTTGTTCTTCTTGGGGTTCTTCTTGTTGTGGTTGTTCTTCTTGTGGTTGTTCTTCTTGAGGTTGAGTATGTTCTTCAACAACTTCTTGAACAACTTCTTGAACTTCTTGTACAGCTTCAGTAACTTCTTCTATAATTTCTTGAGCAGCTTCTTTAACTTCATCAACTACTTCAGCGATTTGTTCTTGAAGAGGTTTATCTTGGTTTTCTTGCATTTCTTGAATGATATCATGAACTGCATCCTTGACTTCTTCAACAACTTCTTCGACTGCTTCTTCGACTACTTCGTGAATTTGTTCAACAATTTCTTGTACTTGTTCAAAAAAATTAGGACGTTGGGAACGTTTTTCCTTTTTAATAGCTTTCGACATTTTTATAATATAGAATAATATTTTATTTTTTTATATAAAACACAAAATGAGTGAGCATCTTAAGATATTTCAAGAGCAAGATAAACAACTTGAAGAACTATTTAAGTCGGTAAAACGACAGAAAGAAATAGCTAAAGCATTAAATACTGAATTAGAAACTCAAAATCAATTATTAGAAGTTTTACAGGAAGATGTGGAAATAACGCAAAGTAAAGTAAATTTATCTAACAAACGTCTGAATAATATTGTAGGAAGTCAAAGAACATGGGTTCAATGGTTCAAAAGTTGGTTTAATTAATTTAAAACTTTTAAATTACAGTTTACAAAGTTTTAATTTATTGTTCTATATTATATGTCTTCATCTTCTTCTTGTTGTGGTCAAGGAATGACCGATATGGTGTCTCAATTTAAAACAGCTAATATAGGATTTTCTTCAACTAATATTAAACCACATCCACATAATTCAATAACTCAACAAATACAAACGACACAAATAACTCCACAAACATTTTCAAATACATTTACTAGAGGTGGATTTATGAAATTCACTAGACCTACAAAACAATAAATATAAAATTTATTAATTAAACTGATTTATACTTTATGATATATATTTTGAAATATTGGAAATCTTGGTTTTCCACTTTTTTGAATTTCAAAATATTTTACTGTAATAATTGTTCCTTTTTTAAACAATGTTTTCCAATTTTTACGATGCTCATCTGTAAAACCACTTCCTACATCAAATGTTCCTTTATAAGCTTTATTAGCGTGAGGAGCCCATTTGACAATTAAATGACCCATGACATTACTATTTCTGCCATCACCAAACTCCATACCTTCTACAACAGCTTCATCATCTAAAAAATCTTTAACTTTTAAAAGCATATTACTTCTTTTGTTTTCATAATAACTATCAGGGTGACGTAACATTGTTCCTTCTGCGCCATTATCAACTAATTCTTTATGTAATTTTTCGAATTGTTTTTGAGTCTTAATTTCAATATGTTCTACAAGTTTCACATGAGGAACGTTTTGTAATATATCTTTCAATATATTGTATCTTTCTTTAAATTGTTTACGCACTAAAGGTAAATCAAAAACCATATATGTAATTTTTCTCCATTCTGAATCTACAGGAGTTTTCTTTCTTACAACACCCATCCCTTCAAAATCACCTCTTTTTGTATAGAGTTCACCATCCAATAATATACCCTGAGGTAATTTTTGAGAAATGTTATCTAAAAACCACTGAGGAGCTATAAAGGGTTTATTATTCCTAGAAAAAAATTCTCCACCATTTGGTCCATTATAAAATAACGCTCTATAACCATCTAATTTCTCAGACATAAAATAACCAGTTGGGTCATTACCTGTATATTTGTTTGCTAACATAACTGAAAACGTATTTTTATTGAAATGTTTTTGTTCATGTTCTGGTTCTGGTTTTGGTTCTGGTTTTGTCTGTTTTATTGATTCTTTTTTTTTTGGTTTAGACTTTGCCCTCTTACCTTTTGTGCTTTTGGTTTTGGGAGTTTTTACTGATTTACTTTTCTTTATTTTAACAGACTTGGCCTTCTTAGCTTTTTTACTTTTACTTTTAGTTTTAGGTGCCTTACTTTTTTTTGTTTTAACAGACTTTGCCTTCTTTGCTTTTTTACTTTTACGTTTTACTGATTTACTTTTCTTTGTTTTAACAGACTTGGTCTTCTTAGCGTTTTTACTTTTACGTTTTACTGATTTACTTTTTTTTGATTTAACTGACTTAGACTTCTTAGACCTTTTACCCTTCTTAGATTTTTTACTTTTAGTTTTAGGTGCTTTAGATGGTTTAGATTTTTTTTGTTTCGAGCGTGTTTTGGGTGTTTTTGTCTTTGCTTGAGACTCTTTTTTCCATCGTTTAGTATTATTTTTAGTTAATATAACTTTCCAATAATTACCATCATTTCCGATTTTAGATGTTCCAACTGAGAATAATGTAGCAGATTCGGAAGGACTTGGTCTTTTTGCGTTCATTTAACTCCTATATATGAACTAAATAAATTAAAATTATTGCATTAATCGTCGTAATTTTTTTTTATTTATCTATAGTATAAATATATATATGTCACAGTTTTTTCCACCTTCTAATCCTTTAGCGACATTATTTCATGGAAGTGTGACTATAGAGCCTGGTTGTGACCATACTTCTGACACAGCCGGTGGTCTTTATGGTTTTGGTGATTTATTCGTATCGCGTCAAATTCAAGTTGGTTTTAGTGGTTCTCCATTAGCAAGTTCAAGTCCAACATCTGGAAGTTTAGTTGCCCACGGTGGTATTGGTGTTTTAGGTGATACCAATTTAGCCTTAAGTTTAAACGTATTAGGAACAACTGGTAATGCAACTAATCTTAGAGAAACACATATAGATACTACTTGGGGACCATTAACAGTGACTGGTGGTAACCAAATTCTTATGTCTATTGGTGATGGTATTACTTTCGCTACAACGAATAGTGGTGTTACAGTTTCTGCAGCTAATACTATTGTACTACAGTCCAGTTTAAATGCATCTAATGCTATTCAATTAACAAATAAAAATGCAGATGGTGGTATTGTACTTTTAACTGGTCAAGGTAGTGGTTACCAACTAACTACTGGTTCTTTAGGCTCTGTCACAACAACGTGTTCAGGTAATATTACATTAACGGCAAATAACGGTAATGGTTCCTTTACAGTAAATTCAGTTCAAAATTTACAAAATTTAGAATTTAAACTAGCAGGTGATACTAATTCAGGAGTTTTAATTCAAAGTAATGGTAAAAATACTAGTATAGACGCAATTGCAATAAAAACATTACAAAGTGGAGGTAATATTGTTATTTCTAATAGTGGAGGTAATTCAAATGCTAATATTCAGCTTTTAGCAGGTTCAAATGGTATTATTGGAACTACAAATACAGGTGGTCCTATCCAATTAACAGCTCGAGACTCTGCTAGTTATTTTGTTGTTAATACAACAATTGGAAATAATGCACGAGACTTACGTATTGCTGTAGATGGAATTTCAGATAGTTCTTTAGTATTAGAAAGTGAAGGTACAAATCCAATTGATGCTATTATTTTAAGAAATACAAATACTCAAGGTTCTATGTTAATTAGCAATGCGACAGCTGGTTCTGGTGGTATGAGTTTCTATACAGGCTCTGGCGGTTTCAATGTTGCAACCTTATTTGGTGGTATTAATATGACAGGCAGAGGTGCTTCTAGTTCACTTATTAATCAGACAACTGCAGATTCCGGTCAAGATTTAACTATTTGTGTAAAAGGTGTTTACAGTTCTTCTGGTGTAACTACTGGCGCCACTCAAGCAAATAAGTTAATTTTGTGTTCTGAATCTATTTCAGGTGAATCTATTTCATTAAGAACGAGTGGGGGTACATATATTAGTTCTCAAGGTCAAATTAATATTCAATCTAGTAGCACAGGTGTAGGTATTAATATTGGTACAACAGTGACAGTCCCAGTCACAATTGGTACATCTACATCTACAACAACAATTAAAGGTAATTTAGATGTTCAAGGAACGACGACTACATATGACTCAACTATTGTTCAAATTGCTGATAACTTTATTCAAGTTAACAATGCTCCAAATAATATTAGCCCTACATTAGATGGTGGATTAGCTATTAAGAGATATCAAGCAGCTAATGAGGGTTACTGCAGTGCTGTAACAGGAAGTATTATTAGTGATGTTCCGGAATATACAGGAACAGTCACTGCAGTTAATGTTGCGAATGGTATAATTTCCGTTAGTATACCAGGTACAGATTTTAATACAGCAGCTGATTCTTATGTTGGTTACTGGATTAAAATGACTCATAGTGATGGGGTGAACACAGCAAATGATGTATGTTGGGTTAGACGTATCAAAGATTCAACATCAACATCAAGTACCGGAGTATTTACTATATATAGCACAGCTGATCAATCAACAATATTAGGGAACCCAGTTCCTGATGAAGGTTTAGATTTACCTGGCTCTGGAACGTATGGTGTTCCATCTTTACCATTACCAAGTGGTCAAACTTTAACATTCTCTTTATATCCATGTCACTGGATTCTAAGTATGTGGGATGAATCTAATAAGGAGTATGCTTTAGTATGTACAAACTCAGTAACAAATGCTCCTGAAGCATATGCTAATGTAGAGCCTTTACATTATATTAATTTACATGTTAATAATATTAAAGCCAATATACTAACTGTTAATAGTATTAATAACTTGACAGCCGACGTACAGTTTACTGCGCAACTAACAAATAATTCAGTAACACCCGTTACTCTTGACCCAGCAACTTCTATTCCAACACCTGTTCAATTAGGTTATCCATATCCTAAATTTGGTATTTTTATGGTATTAGTTAGACCTAAAACACAAACAGGAACCGCTCCATATGCTATGTTTGTTATTGGTAGACGTAATGACGCAGTGTCATGTGGACAAGTTGCTCGTATTATTTCTGTTAAAGGAACAAATGGTGAAATGTTAGATATGGATTGGCCAGCTGACTCATATCCACGTTTAATGTACAGACCAGCTCCAGGTAATGCAAGTACAACAGATTATACTCTTAAGTTTATTGCAGTTTAAAAGCCTCATTTTTATATCTTATTTTTAAATATAAATTAATTTAAAAATAATAAGTATATTTACAAATAATGTTAAGTGGTACATATTTATTAGGAGCACAATTTGTAGAAGACATTAATCCTGAATGGATTAAAATAAGTGGTGTAGTATTAGGAGAATCTAAAAAATTCTCCTATAAAATTTCCTGGTCAAGAGACATAGAAAGCCTTCTTATTAGTTTATCAAAAGACCCCAATATAACATGTGTTTTATACAATTGGAAAACTGGAGATGCGTATACAAAGACTGGGTTTGATTTAACTGATAAAACGGATTATGTACGTAATCCTGAATTTACTACTTTTATATTAAAGAGAAATATTCATAAATATGTTAATTAATATCTAATAAATTATTTACAAATATTTTTTTTAAAAGCTTATAATATATAATGGGACAAGGTAAACCAGGAAAAGACGGTATTGATGGACTGCCAGGTCCAATCGGACCTCAGGGTGTTCAAGGCCAGCAAGGTGTTCAAGGGCCACAAGGCCCACTTGGTCCTGTTGGACCACAAGGTACACAAGGACCTCAAGGTGTTAAAGGAGATACTGGACCACAAGGTCCTGCTGGACCTCCAGGTAAAAATTTTGATAAAACAAAAACTTTATGGTGCGCAGATGGTTTATTATGTAGCACCCCAAATGGTTATTTTACTACCAAACATGATGGAGTGTGGATTGGTGGTAATCAACCTAATTCTTGGATTTTCCATGCACCTGGCGATAATAGAAATGGATTATTTATTGCACCAGGCACAAACGGTTCAAATTGGGATTGGGGGAGTCAAATAAGTTTAGATAAAAAAGGTAATCTAATAACATCTAGAGATGTTACTGTATCTGGTAATTTACATTTAAAAGGTAAGGCTGTATGTAGAGATATTAACACAAATTGGAGTGATGAAGGCGATGGTAGCATAGCATATTTTAATAAACATAATTTAGTTTGTGACGATAGCGAATATTTAACTCGTTTTGCGTATGAAAGAAAAGGTGATGGTACAGCAAGATTAAATGGGCGTTGTTGTAAAATGTGGCATTAAATTTAATTAAATTAATTTATAATTTAATTAATTAGATAGATTTAACTTTAGTCGTAAAGTTGTAGGTGATTACTTCGCCATTTCGTTCAACTTGAACTTTTTCGGCCTTACGTGTTACTCTGTAATCATAAATTTTGTGTAAAGAACCTTGTGTAGTTTCTCTAAGTTTAATTTTAAGACTAAGAGGACCGGTTGCATTTATTGAATGATATGCCTTACTGAAAGCTTTTTTAGCAGCTCCAGCTGGTGTTTCTGAAATAAATCTACCATCACTATAATTTACTCGACCTCCTCGAGTACGATAAATACTTTCAATTGTAAAAGAACGTGACATTGTATAATATTATTCAATAAATTAAAATTTTATAATTTGTTGATTTTAGTGATTGAATTGTTTTTCAAGTTTATCTAATCTTTCTTTTAATAATTGGTTTTCTTCTCTTAATTCTTTTATACACGCCATATTTAATGCTGTAATTCTATCATATGCTAAACTATAATAAGCATCTTGACTATTTCTCATTAATAGTTCAGGGAAATATTCTTCAAAATCTTGTGCAATAAAACCAATATGGTTATTATGGTCAAATGCATGTATTGAGTTATATTTTAATGGTGTGATATTTTCTATTTTATCAAGTATAGATTCTAAAGGTCTTAGATTTTTCTTTAATCGTGCATCAGAACTTGATGTAACAGTTCCACCTACATAGACGTCTTTTAATACACCCATACCACCCGCAATAGTTATTGCACCACCGTTTGTAGTAGAAGTGGCATTTGTTGTTTTTGATATACTAACTCCACCACTAATTATCAATGCAGCACTTGTACTATTACTTGAATCACTTGTATTTCTTATAAATGTTGTACCATTAATATCTAAAGTAGCTAAAGGAGCGGTTGTATTAATACCGACATTATTTGATGCTAACACATTTAATATATTAGGATTTCCGTGGACACCCATACTTGCTCTATTAGAAGTTGAACCAGCAGTAATATATGTAAATGCAAACTCGGCTTGATTTCTATTAGAATTAGCTTGTCCTAACGTGAAAAAGACTGTGTTATTTTCAGTCATTGAACTATTTAAAGCCGATATAAATCTAGAAGTGTCAGTACTTGTTCCTAATAGAACACTACCAAACGTATTTGTTGACCGAATTGTACCATTAACATCAAGTAAATAACTAGGGTTATTTCTACCTATACCTACATTACCACCAGTTGTATACAGATTACCTAATGTATTGGAGTTAAATTCAGCTCTTAAACCATTACTAATGTATACATTTTCTGAAGACGTGTTTGTTGTCACTAAATTTGTAGTTGTATTATCTGTCGAAATGACAAGAGGTATGTAAGCAGTTTCACCTACATACAAATCTGCACCTATGCCTACACCACCAGCTACAGTTAAGCCGTTTCCTTCTGTTGCACTATACGCGTTAGCTGTATTTTGAACAGATATACCTCCAAATACAACTAAAGCACCATTTGCTATATCAGTTGACCAATCTGATGCTGTAAGTGTAAGATAAGCAAATGTACTACTAGCTGCAGCAGCATTAGAATAAGTAATTGAGCCACCTACAATAAGGTCACCAGCAATGGCTGCTCCACCAGCAATAGTTAAAGCTCCACCATTAGAAACATTAACCGCATTAGTAGGACAATCAATAGATAAACCACCTTGTAAAACAACACTACCAGTAGAACTATTACTACAGCTTGTAATATTATCAAAACGGCTAAGTGCATATACATTCATGTATCCATCTTGAGATACTGACATATATTCATATTCTGATGGAACACCTCCACCCAATGTACCAATAAATGCTGTTCTGAAATTACTACTGACATCACTTTTTAATCTAATATCAAAGTATCTATAACTAGCATCATTTAAACCAAGGTAATTTCGTGTACTAATACGCATACCACCATCCTGGTTTGCTGAATATGGAATAGAGCTTATTTCAAGACGTTGATTGGGTGATGTGTTTTGAATACCTACATTCCCGCCTGTTGTAAATAGATTACCTATAGTATTACTGTTAAATGTAGCAGCAAAATTGCCAGCTGTAATTCTAGCTGTTCCACTGACATCTAATGTATAATCTGGAGATACATTATTAATACCTACATTACCACCAGTTGTATACAAATTACCTACAGTATTTGAATTAAACTGTGCAAGTAAATTACTTGTAAATCTACCTGTACCTGTAACATCTAAATTATATACAGGAGCTACATTATTTGTGTTAACACCTAAGGAATCATTTGTTAAAAACATATTAGCAGAAGTTTTATTAGTATACCATTTGAACTGTCCACCAGAAGAACTAAACCATAATGTATTAGTCTCGATACCTAAAGCATACTCTAAACGAGTTGTGAAAACATCAGGGAATAGTACTAATTTAGTTCCTACGGAACGTGTTGACATTGTTGGAGGACTAACACCCGCTTTACTAAATACAATAGTGTTTCGAGTTGAATTTGAAAGAGCTATATCACCTGATAGATTAATAGCACCCATTGAATTGGTAATATTTACTACAGTATTTGCTACCGCAATAGTACTATTACTTCGTATTGTACCATTGATATCTAATGTATAACCAGGAGTTGTTGTATTAATACCTATATATGTACCTACAATACCTATTTGTCCCAAACTGCTTTCTATAATACCAATATTTCCAGCATCAAATTGAATTTTAGGACCTCGAGTACCAGGAAAGACTTGGTCATATAATTTAATTCTTGGAATTGAACTACCTGTATTCGAACCAAATTGTGCAATTAAACCACCTACATCTCCTGCAACACGGACATCTAATGCAGTTTCAGGACTTGTAGTATTAATACCAACATTACCACCTGTTGTAAATAAGCTACCAACTGTATTAGAGTTAAATCTTAAATTAGCAGTCGATGTTACTAAAACTGTTCCTATGGTTGATGTATTAGTAATACTGTTAGTTATTGTCCCACTTGATAAAACACTATTAGTTATAGTTGTGTTTGTTGTACTAATATTTGTTAAAATAGTATTAGTTGAAGTGATATTAGTTAAGACACTGTTAGCACTTGATAAATTTACGTTAATAATATCAGTATTATTCAATGTGCCTATGCTTGTATTAGTTGATACTAAATTAGTTGTTGTGGTATTTGTACCAGTTATAGTACCAAATGTTTGAGCTGTTAATCGAATATTAGTAGTAGTTATATTCGATGTTGTAATATTCGTTGATAGTAAATTAGTAGTAGTTATATGAGTAGAGAACAAGTTAGTCATTGTAGAATTAGTAATAAATGCATTGCTACTAGTAACAGTATTACTAGCAACTGTTTCTCCAATATATACATTTTTAATAATAGATGCTCCACCTGCTACTAATAACCCTCCGCCATTTGTTGTAGATTCTGCATCTGTACTACATTGTATAGTTATACCACCGAATGTAACTAAAGCACCGCTTGTCAAATTAACAGCTTCATCAGTACCAGTTAAGGTTAAATAACTAAAAGTGTTAATATCACTTCCTGTACCTGATTGTAAATTACCACTAAATGTAATAGTACCACCGTAAACATTTCCTCCAATATAAACATCTTTAGCAAAGCTAGCACCACCAGACACCGTTAACGAACCACCACTATCAATAGCTTGACTGTTTTCTGTACCTAAAATGTTAACATTACCTGTTTTAATGTCAGCCGTAATTAAGTTATTTAATAAGGTACCTGAAGAAAATCTTGATATATGCAAGTCATTAGAAGGTAATAGTCTACCTAAACTCCAAGCAATTGTATTAGATGTATTTCTAAATGTAATATAATCTTCAATATTATTATTATAAATATCAAGTGTATCTAATAAACTTGTATAATTATCTAAATATATAACATCGTTTATTAATCTAATGTAACTACCGTCGTCGGCACTTCCAATAGCAAAGTTACTACTACCTACACCGAATGTATTTTGACCTAATATCCAACTACCAGATGTAGTATAATTATTTTGTTCTCCGAAATAAATACTTGTTTCATTTCCAGTTGTAACAGGTGTTAATTTAATTTGAGAATTAGAATTACTTCTTATGTTGACTTGACCATTAATACCAACTCCGCCATAAAATATACCACTTCCTGTCAAAGCAGAAGTGCTATTATTAGTACTATATACAGTGATATTACCACCTAACATGGCATTTTTACCTAAAGCTAATCCTCCAGCAATGGATAAAGCACCTCCAGCTGTTTCGCTTGATGCACCCACACTACAAATAATACCCACACCACCTAAAAAATATGTACATCCAGATGAATAACTTGTGGATACTTCTGAACTTACAAAACTTATATTACCTGTTACAGAATTAACACTTAATTCGCCATCTACATAGGTATCTCCCTTTATACCAACACCTCCATCTATTACTAATGCTCCGTTATTTGAACTCGTACTTTGAGCAGTAGATGTTATATATAATGGATTTGTAATAGTTGTTGTAGAATCAGCGACTGATAAACGAATTGTAGAACCATCCGGTTGGAAATTGGCTGTACCATTGTGTAAAATTTGCATTTTCATACTATCATCTCCAGTGTGAAGTTGAATATGACCAGCAGTATTATTACCTGCATACATATTGATTTGACCAGAATTAGGAATTGCATCTATACCATACATTATAATTCTACTTCCGGTTGTATTTAATAAAGAACTACTAGCCGCTAAACCTAAGTAACCATTATGAAACCCTTGTGTAGTATTTAATCCTACAAAACTATTTATAGGCAAGGCAATATTACTATAAATATTGGCAGTTGAAGTTATACCAACTGCTAATTTGGTAGTAATGAATGCATTACCGACGCTATTTGTATGGAAAAATGTATTACTTTTAGTGTTAGTTCCACTATTAATATATATGTCACCACCTATAGCAGAATGCATATATAGATTTGAAGACGTGTTTAAACCTATAATGTTATTCTTCGTAACCCCTGTAGGGTCAAGAAATTTAAGAAATTTGTTATTATCTACAGTTAAATTGTCTTTGAAATTCCAACTGCTAGCTGACATACTTATATTTATCTTAGATAAAATATTTATGAAAAATTTCTAAATAAACTATATTTATAATACATAGATATCTATATGTAAATGTTTAGTTACTTAGAAAAAACCTTCATTCTAACCGTTTTTTCAACAGAGGAAATAAGATGATTAAAATGATTCATAATATTATCTATATCCCCTAAAGATTTGAAACCTGTTACTATAATATTTCCACTTTGAAAAATAAGAAATGTAACATTATTACATGTACATTTACTCATACATTCACATATACCTAAAGTTTCAGTATTTTGTTTGGAAATTTTATATCGTAATTTAACACCTGAATATTTTTCAGGTTTGTATTCTGAAATATAACCACTTTTAATTAATTCGTTAAAAAGTCTTTGTCTATTTAATTCAAATGATAATTTTGAATAAATATTAATACAATTAATATCACATTGTAGTTCTCTATCAGTAAAATTATTTAGGTCTTCTAATGAATAAATTATGGTATCTTGTAAAAAAGGATTACAATTGTATTTATATTCAATAATCGGTTCAATTTCTATTTCTGAAGGATTGAATTTATCAAATAAATCTATATATTCATAGACAATTTTACCAATAATATTAGATTTTCCATCTCCATCATAATAGATAAACCCACTTGTATAATCAAAATTTACATTTGAATTATTTTTATATAATTTACTTTTATTTTTTAAGAGTTCAATTCTAGAGATACCTACTTTTTCACCATTTAAATTTAAAAGTGTTTTGCTTCTTTTACTTTCAAATTTATTTGCTATAAATAGTCCGGTTTTTTTATCAATGATGTAATCTTTTTTATGAATATTATATAATGTTTCATGTTTATCATTTGTGTATTTAAATCCTATAACTGTTCTATTTTCAGTTTGTTGAGAGTAGACATTATTAGCATTATCTAAATAAACATTGTTTATATCTGATGTTAGTAAAATAGTGTCAAATTCTTTACATAAATTAATAAGTTTAGAATATATTAATAGTAGAACTTGTTTGCCTTCTGAAGGGTGTTTAACACCTGTTAAATGTAAACTACCGTTCCCGAACAATTTAACATTAATTATTTTATCTTCTGAAGAAGGATCAAGATTAATTATAATAGATACTTGATTATAAAATAAAGTTTTATTAATTTTATTTTGGTTTTTAACTTTAGATTTTTTGTAAATAGCTGTAGAGTACTTACCTTTTAAAATACTTGATTTTCCAAAATTGTATTTAATACCGATAACATTGTCGTCTATATTCAAATATTTACCTATATTCATTAAATTTAAATTACAGTTAGGAATCTGTAATGACATTGTAATGGTAGATACTTTATATGAAGACATCTTCTTATAATTTAATATAATTTAATTTAAAGAATATCAAAAAATTATTCAATTTTATTCAAATAATTTTTTTATATCATTAATATATATACATGGAGCAAAGACACATCTTATTAGGTATTATTGTTTTAGCAATTCTTTACTTTGTATTTATACATAATACAGAAAAAATGGAAAATGTAACAACTCCTATGGTTACACCTCCAGTACCCCAACCTATAAATACACCTGTTTCGCAAGCAACTGAAGCAGTTCAAATGTTAGCGTCAACTGCTATGGCTCCAGCAGCAGCCTCACCATCCGAAGTTATTCCTATTGCGAATGCGGCTATTGCACCTATGACTTCTCAAAGTGGTGTTGCTGCAGTTCAAGTATTAGCTCAACAGGCATTGTCACCTGTACCTGCACCTCAACCTCAAGTTCAACAAGCTGTTGAAACAGCTATGAATTCTATTCCTGGCCCATCAGAAAAAGAATTAGAGGAATATCGTAAATTATGGTTAAGTCAAAATCAACCTGTACAAAATGCTTTGCCTTCAGTACCTCCTGTTTCAATGCCTACTCCTCAAATTGTACAGTCTGTACCAATTGTACCAGCTCCTGCACCAACACAAAATGGAACAACCTCGCCAGCATCTATTATTGAAGCATTTACACAAGCATCACCAGCTGCTCCAGCTGAAGATAAACCTCAAACTATCTTTGGAGTTAGAAATGCATTCACTGGTCTTAGATGTTACGATGAAAACTTACCTATTGTAAGCGTAGATTCAAATACCTTTACTTGTATTAGTCGAGATGGCCAAAAATGTTTAACTCGTGATGAACTTTTGATTCCAAAGACTACTGAGGTCGTAAACGGTAAACTAGTTCAATCAACAATTTTATGTAGAAACCGAGATAATCGTACCGTAACTACATGGGTTTCTGGTACTCCATATAATATTGGTGATACTGTAACTTATCAAGGTGTTAGTTATTTGGTTATTAACAATATTCCGGCCGACAAAACTACTATAGCCCCCCCTCATAGAGATGCATCACGTTTCTGGAAAAAGGCTGATGATATTAATACGTATCTTTCAAAAGATGGTATTCGACAATTGCCTGGCCCTGCAACTAAACCCAATACAAGAAATATCTTTAATGATTTAGATTCTAATGGTTATTATACTATGGAATGTACATTAAATGGGTTAAATGACCCTAACCATTGGTGTAGTCAAGTGTATGGAAGTGTTGATAAGATGTGCAATTCATTTGTTAACCCAGATGGTACACCAGACCAATTTACAAAAGCTTCAGTTCCTGAGTGTAGTGGAACTCTGCAAACATTCCGAGATAGTTGGCAAAAATTAACTCCTGCTCAAATTCCACCTCCACCACCAACAAAAAGTACTTTATGGAAACGTCCACCTGTTAATGCAGCTCCAGCACCTGGAGCTGCACCAGGTGCTTTCCAAATAGCGAGTTGTAAAAATAAGGATTGTTTAAGAAATAGACCAAAAGGTATGAACTTAAAAACATGTCAATCTAATTGTGATAAATGTGGAAAAATGTCGTGTTAATTTAGATATCATCAATATTTACTTCGTCAGAATTTGAATCATTTCCGAATTCGATAAGATCATCTTCTTTAACTTCTTGAATAGTTTCCAAGTCTTTAGGAATTTCTCCATTTTTTTTAAGAAATCTAACTTCATCTGGTGTATATTTAAAAATAACATCACATTTGTCATCTTGATATTCTCTTAATGAAACTAAAATAATATCATCTTTGTTAATCCATACTTTTTTATACATATTACCACGAATAGTACCAAGACGTTCAACTTTATCCGTTAAACACAGAACTTTAAGACGCCCATTACCAAGTAAATTTTGGACAACTCCATAATCTTGAAGGTCTTCTTTAAAAGGAATTTGTCGAGCACTTTGAAGACTATTTTTTGCAGCTGCTTTTTTAGCACCAGAACCACCAATTTTATTTTTAGGCATTTTTATAATGATAAAAATAAAATTAATTAAATCAATTTTCAATTTTTAATTTTTATTCATCCAATATTATTAAAACTCATCTCTAAGATATCAAATAATTGTTGTTCTTCTTCTTCTGTTAATTCATTTATAAATGAAACTTTTAATTCGTATTGATCATATGCTATAAATTTTACATCAAATGTGTATTTAATTTTTTCTTCTATTTTTTCTATTGTATGAATACTTTTATTATAAACACTCAATGTGTACATAATATCTTTATCTTTACTCATAATTTACATATTAAATATTTCTTATATTTAAGTCAAAAAATTTCTTATATTTAAGTCAAAAAATTTCTTATATTTAAGTCAAAAAATTTCTTATATTTAAGTCAAAAAATTTCTTATATTTAAGTCAAAAAATTTCTTA